GTCCACATCCTTGAGGAAGAGTTCGACTGCTTTGTCAATCAGAGACTTTGGAGGATTGCCACGATTAGAGACACAGACATTGATCATCTTGTTCGCAATGCGATTAAACGAATCTTTCGGTCTGTTAAATGTCCCCTTAAGTGGGATTCCAAGCAATTTCTCGTATACTTCACAATATGGGTTTTCCCTGTATTCAGACCTTGGTGTCGCGTTACGCTCAACATGCGAGTAAACTTCCAATGGACCCATGTAGCAATAGTTCGCAGGGTTCTTAGGATGCGCTTCAGCAAGTTTCACTTTGGCACTATGGTAATCTAACTTGGGACCAGAAAAGTCAGGGAAGGCGGGTTCGTGCTTGAAGCACTCCTCTACCAAACTCCTGTCAAATATGGAACCACCTGAGTTGTTGTAACCAATAGGCCCAGATACACCGAAAGTATGGAAGCCGACGACAGTTCTGTTGGTTATGTAGATCGCTCCACACAGTCCGTCATACGACCTCATTTCCAGTGTAGCGTTGATGACACCTTTGAGATCTAGTGGGTTATCCCACGGAGAAATAGTCTCTGTTTTGTTTGGTAGAACTGACAAAATGCAAGAGCCTGAAACGGCTCTGCACGTGGCCCAATTGAAATAGACGATCTTACCAGCAGACCCCTTCACTTCTTTGATGTTGGGGGTCATGTACCTAAACATGGATTTTGAAGTACCAGAGAGGGCACCTACATACACAAACACATAGTCTGTGCCAGGTGGCCCCCTCTTGGCAACACTCTTGTCCAGTGTGAGGGTACGCATCTGAGAGCCGCGTACATAGGTCAAAATCGCCCTGTCCGGTAATTCATCAAACCCATGACCAGTCATGCAGACATAGTCAGGGCGAAGATTCCAGACGACACGGCGTTTCTCCATCGTGGCTCCTTTAGAGTCTTTATACCTATGGATCTGGCCCCACATTTGAGAAGCGACAATGTCGCATATATGCTCATCTGTGGTACCAGAACCTGCCGACGAAATGCAAGCAGAGCTGAGAGGAACATTCCAATAGTTAGTAACAAATTGACTCACAACTGCCGCCTTGGCACGCTGTCGCTTCTGTTCTTCCACTGTCATGTAGGGCTTTTCTCCAGATTTGTAATCTTCCATTTCTTGGATCAATGCCTTTGCTTCCTCATCGAGCACGAATTCATTATCGGGCTTGTCGAGTTCTTGGTTTGTCTCAGTGAACGCGTCAGGTGACGTATTCTCTGGGATCACGACAGCCTCCCCATCCTGGGGTCTTAAATTCCTCCAGGCGGAGACCATCATTAATGCACCGGCGAGCGTCATAGTCCCCAAAATGGGGAAAGCTCCCAGCGACTTGTTTTCCTTGGCATAGACCACCAGTTCTTCTACTGGTAATTGATCATAGGCAGTAGCAAGCTCTGCATAACTGTGTAAAACACTGTAAATCAGGCACCTGCACGCCACCAATGCACACATAAGTCCAGCAAAGTGGTTTTGTGTGAGGAATAAAGACAAGGAACAAAGGAAAGCAAAGAAGATAGAAACAATGAAGTTGTCGACCTTGCAGCGCAATCTCTCCTCCTGACTCAACTCTTTCATTGAAGCCAAAGGACCCACGAAAATATCATCGAAAACGCCAACAGCGTAATCAGAGACCACTCTCCTGCAATAGGAATCCTGAGTGGTTTTGCCACATATGGGGCAATTCGTGAGGTAGGTGTTGTGGACACAAAAAGAACGATCCACGGAAGAATTCATCAGGGAAAGCTGCTTCCGATGGTGACGGACGAAACTATCTCTAATGTATTCTTTGACTTGATCCCATTCTAACACATCGTCATGGACTTTGAAATCCACGGCGTTGTCATCAGCATCAGAGTCAAAATAGACACGCCTG